TCATTCGCCTCCGGCTCCCGCATCATCACCCTCCCCTCCACCGAAGCAGCCGGACGCGGCCTGAACCCCACCCTAGTCGTAATGGATGAGGCCGACTTCCACGAATACCTGGACGCGGCCTACAACGCCGTCAAACCCGGCCTCGACGACAATGACGGCCAACTCATCGTCACCTCCACCGTCAACCCGTACAAGATGGCCTCCCTTTTCCAGACCCTCTACCTCTCAGCCCCCAACAACGGCTTCACCCGCCTCTTCTACGGCTGGCGTGCCCGTCCCACTCGCGACAACGACTGGTACGCAGAGCGCAAATCCCAATATCCCGACCAGGCCCTCTTCCAGAAGGAACACCCTGAAACCGAAGAAGAAGCCTTCGCCCCCACCCGCGCCATCGCTGCCTTCGATCTCGATGTCCTCACCCTCATGAAGCAAGACGTAAGGGAACCCATCGAGCGCATCACCACCAACAACGGCGTCCAGGCCAACATCTACCAGCCCTTCCAGCCTGGCAAACGCTACTGCGCCGGAACCGACACCTCCCACGGCACCGGCCACGACTACGCCGTCACGGTCATAATCGACGCCGTCACCGGCTACATCGCCGCCGACATCTACTCCCAGGTATTAAACCCCCAGCAACTATCCGTAGCCTCCGTCGAACTGCTCAACATGTACGACTCCCCCATCTGGGGCATCGAGGATAACGATTGGGGTATACTGACAATCACCACGGCTCAAGAACTGCGCTACAGAAAACTCTATTACCGTGATGCAGACCATCCTGGCTGGCACACATACGACAGCGCAGGGATGTCCAACGGCTCCCGTTACGTCCTCTGGGGAGACCTGATCGAGGCCATCCACCTTCGGGCCATCACGGTGCCCAACGGCGAGGGCCTCTCCCAGTTCTTCACCGTTATAAGGAACCCTGACAAGCGGGGCCGCATCGAGGCCCAATCAGGCACGCACGACGACTACCCCATGGCCGTAGGTATAGCCTGGCAACTGAGGCAATACGCACGGCCAGCAGCTGGCGAGAACGGTAGACCTGAAAGAAGTGCCAACCGCCGTCGCAGACGCGGCTGGTCAAGGTGGGGATAACATATGGCGTACATGAACGGCTTTGAGGAAGAACCCACTCCCACGACAATCGACCAGTACCGCTCCCATTTAAAGGAGGTCTGGACTAATGCACACCGGAAGTGGGAGAAGTACGACGACTATTACTTCCGTACCTTCAGTGTCTGGGACGGCGCAGAGGCCCACAACCGCCCAGGCTGGCTGAAACCAGCCCGTGCCACCTCCCTCGTAGACAACGCCGTAGACCACCAGCTGGCCTCCGAACCCACGCCCCACCGCAACCCGGCCAGCCAATCAGAGAACGCCCGTCAGAACGCAGACCGCGTCGAGTCCGGCCTGAAAGCCATCCTGGACGAAGCCGCCCTCCTGGAACCGTCCCTCACCTGGAAGCAACAGGGCAAGAACCTAGTCCACCTGGGCTATTCCATCCACGAACTTGGCCTGGACTCCAACGTCCTCCAACGCCGCGCCGAAGAACCTACCCGCGATCCAGACACCCCCGACGACGAATGGCGTGCCGCACAACGACTCCACGACCACTATCGCCGCACAGCCATGCCCTTCCGCACCCGCTCCCCCCATCCAGCCCGTATCCTCCTAGACCCCTGGGAGAAACGCCCCCGTGTCGCCATCAGACACGCCCGACGCTTCTCTCAAGACCTCCATGAACTGACTGTCTCCCGTAAAGCCCGTGGCCGCACCGCCGACATCTGGGAAGTCCGTAACAACCGCCCCTTTGAACTGATCCTCGTAGACGAATACTGGACGGAATGCTGGCACGCCATGATGGTCTCCGGCCATGTCACCGGCACCGGGCGCGAATACCACACGATGAAGAAACTCCTCTTCACTGAGAAGAACACCTGGGGATTCGTACCCTACGCCCACGCCTACGCAGGCTTCGGTCAGGAACCGACCAGTTCCGACAAGATCGACCCCGCAAACTTGGCTGTCGGCATCCTAGACCCCGTCCTGGCCGACCTCCGTGCCCAGGCCCAAGCCGTATCTGGCCGCCACAACGCCCTCATGGACGCCAGCTTCAACCCCATCGGCACCCGCATGGGCGCAGACGAACTCCGTGACCAACTCGATCAGGGCGACATCATCGAGATGCAAGACCGCGCCGACGTATGGCGCATGGAGATACCCCAACTGCCCCGCTGGATGTTCCAAACTGAAGAATGGCTCTCCCGTGACATCGAAGAAGGCACCTTCTCCCGCGCCCTAGCAGGCGTCCGTGAACAAGGCGTCTCCACAGTAGGACAGCAAGCCATCCTATCCACCGCAGCAGGCCGGAAGTTCGTGGCAGTCTCCCGCCAGCTAGAACACCTGGCCTCAGTCGCCTCTTCCCAGATTCTCCAACTAGTGGACATCCTGGACATGAACCTCACGGTCAAGGGCCACAACATCAGACCGTCCTACCTGGAGTCCGACTACTCCGTAGACATCAGCTTCGACCTCGTTGACCCCGTCATGCAACTCCAGCAGCGGCAACTGGGCCTCCAGGAAGTCGCAGCTGGCCTGAAGTCCATGGAGACCTACTGGGCAGCCGACGCCAAGCTGGAGGACGCCTCTGGTGAGCGTAAACGCCTGCTCATGGACTGGGTCAGGAAGAACCCCATGATCCACCAGGCCCTCGCCATGGAAGTAGCCAGAGAAGAAGGCATCGAGTCCCTCGTAGAACGTGCCATGTCGATGGCAGAAGGCGGCGGCGAAGGACAACCAGGAGCAGCAGGTGGCGCACCCATCCTAGGCCCAGACGGTATGCCCCTAGACCAGACCATGGGTGGAGGAGGCGGTATGCGTCAAGGACTCACCCCAGACACGATAAATCCAAGCCAAATAGGCGCGAGTATGGCAGGTTAATATGACCACACCAAGAAGAAATGAATTACACGACATAGTAGACGCCCTCCGTCTAGAGAAGAAGGGCTATTCCAAGGACGCGGATAAAGCCAACCCCATCAAATTCGGGGAGCAGCGTTTCTCCAGCCGTGCCGCAGCTGTAAAGCATTGGGAAGGGCTGCCCCCGGCCAAGAAGCAGGAGCATCTCCAGAAGTACGGTAACGAGTCTATCGTGCAGATGCTGCGTGGCGGCGAAGGGAGGAATGCCTAATGTCTCGTCATTGGGTTCTACCCCAAAGTACAGCTGTTAATGAAGCCGAGGTTGATGAGTGGCTTAAAATAAATGGTCTTGATAGAGCAGGGGAGAATACTACCTGGACTAGATCAACGAAAGGAAACACGATTAGTCTATCTGTGATAGTCGCAGGCCCAACCCAGCGGGGCTGGCCTAGCATCCCTGAAGCCTTTGCAGGGGGGGAGGCTTTAGGGCTGAATATGTGGGGGCAGCATGTAGGTGCTGATCTATCACCTACGAACAAGGATGAATTTTACCCGGCTACACATGAGGTCTATTACACAGGGGATAAAAACGATCCGTACCGGATACGAGAAGTAGATACAGGCGATCCTAATACCACCAGCTACAGTGCCCCTTACACGGAGACTGACGGCAGCCTGTGGGTATACGACAGGAAGAACCCCAACAATAAGATACAACTGTCTGAAGCCCCTAAAGCAGGTGATGCTCCCACCGGAGGGGATATCCAGCTGCTTAAAAAGGAGACTCTACCTGACGGGTCTATCGTAAGCTTCTATAACGAAGGTGGGAGGATCAAGTCCTATAAGTCGAGTGCTGCCAGGGATGCCATCCAGGAAGGCGCAGACAGCTTTGATGTAACTGGAGGCACCTTCCACCAGACCTCCCCCGGCAACTACACATTCGTAAGAGACGCCGAAGCGACATTCACCCCCGGCAACACCATAGCCGTGACTGGTGGTCAACTCATCCAGACCTCCAGGAACCAGTACCAGTTCGTCCGTGATACCTACGAACCTGGTGTTGTGGAAGACCCCCTTGCTCCTGGGCGTAAGTTCACACAGAACGCAGCAGGCACCTGGACTGAACTAGCCCCCCGCGCCGACCCCGGTGTGGTGTCTATAGGTGACCGTGATTTCCTCCAGCAGTACACAGGTGCACTGTCTGAACTAGACCCCCGCTTCGATCCAATGGTGGAAGATGTAGACGGCATGACCCTGCTGCAACAGCGCACCGGGGCCGTCGGCCAACTCACTCCCCCCAACATGGATCAGATAATCACCAAGGCCCTGATAGATGGGGAATACGACAAAGCCTTCGCCTTCCAGGACTTCCGTGACCGCCCCAGTGCCGCAGAGACGTTCCAGACAGCCCTCCAGTTCGCACGCTCCCCAGCCGACCAGACCCTGATATCGGCCATCGCCCGTGGCGAACAGTTCGTGGCCCCGCCCCCAGCAGGCGAGATACAGCGCGTCGGCCCCCAGCCCGACTTCCTCGTGCAGGCATACCAGGACTTCCAACGCCGCACCCAGGCTGGCCGCGCACCTACTGGGGAAGAGATCGCTGGAGCCTCTCAAGAACCTACTTTACAAGCCCAGCTTGAAGCTATCAGGAATAAAGACCGCCGCGAAGAAGAGAAGCACCAACTCTTCGTGTCAGGTGAAGAGGCTAAACAAGGACGAGCGCAGGAAGTATTTGCCACAACACAAGCTACAAAAGCGGCTGAATCTACTGCTAAAGCTGCTGCTGCCGCTACCACCACTGCGGCGGCTGGCGATGTTGAGCAAGGAGAGCCTGCATTTCTCCCAGGCGAAACGACTGAAACTGTAGCTGACGCAGATAAGACATTCAGTATGTCTGATGCAACTACTGCTGACGATATCCAAGACCTTTGGGATACCGGTCTTAGTCAGCAGCAGCGTGATTTAATCAACCTCTGGGACGGGGGGATTTGGTCATTTGCTTCAACATCACAGAATATGTGGGAACTGAAGCGTAACCTAAACACCCACTTCGCGCAGGCGTTGGAGACAACTGGGACAGCTATTCCTCATATAGGTAGGGAACTTGGTGGCGCACTCCTAGACGGAGCAAGCCCAGAACCTGTCCCAGTTGACACAGAGCAAGTTAAAGAGCAAGTTAAAGACCCAGTTAAATTGGACATACCAGCAGAAGCACCTTCTCTGTTTGAGCAACGTGCCCCCGCGCGTGCGGAGATTGAGGCTACCTTGGACATAATGGGGCGTGGGAGAGAAGGTGGGATGACTCCCATACCCGCGTCTCCAGTATTAAACATCCCTGAAAACATCCCCCAGACACTAGCAGGCTATTCCGCTGGCACCACCTTTGCAGATATCGAGGCTGCACTAGGATTAGGTGAGACGGCAGTTGCTACAGGCCCAGCTCAGCCTCCTGAAGGAGGATTTAGACGGCGTGCTGGTGGCGGCACCGTCCGACCAGGTGAAATCACCGTGGTCGGCGAGAAAGGCCCTGAGATAGCCATGATGCCCCCAGGCACCCACATCCTACCCCTAGGTAAAGCAACCAAGCATGACATCAGAGCAGCCCAGGCTACAGGCCACGCCTATCAGGCAGGCGGCACTATCAACTTCGGTGAACTACCCTTCGGCCTGCGCCAACTACAAGCAGGTCGCCCAATCACCCCTTCCCGTGGCTACCTGTCCCAGGCAGCAGGTCTTAACCTACCTTCAGCCCAGGCCCTCCAGAACATCACACCCGAATCC